GCAGATTGTACTTTCCTGCGTTTTAAGCAGTAATCTGAAAAAGGAAACGCTGGTTGAAAGAATAAGGTATCAGGGATGATAAGCTTGGATGAACTAAATATTTTAACAGGAGAAGAAAATACACAAATCTCCCGTAGTGGTGCAACTTTTGAAACGGTGTATAGCACTTATTCAACAGGCAGAAAAAATATGATATAATACAGAAACTAAGGCGGTAAATCCTTGAAAATACAGGGTTTACCGCCTTTTTTGTTTCTAATTTGTTACTGGTTCAGTGTAAAAAATATTATTTTAATAGGGCAATGGTTTCCCGTAACTGCTGAATTGTCTTGTGATTATACACCCGGTTTCCTACATCCTTTGACTTATGACCCATTAACATATCAATACATTTCCTGTTTCCTTTGGCGTTGTCAAGAAGTGTTTCAAAGGTGTGCCGTGCTTCATGCGGGGTCTTGTCTGCACCTATCTTTTCCATGACTTCACCCCAACACTTATAGTAATTTGCCTGACTGAACTTTTTACCCTGATAAGTGAACAGGTACTTGTTTCCTTCATCAACCAGTGCTTTCACAAATGGTCTGATTCGTTCATGTATCGGAACAATACGGCACTTTCCGGCAGCGGTCTTGATACCACCTTCAAAGTACCATTCCTTGATGTTTACCTGTTCCGTTTTCATTCCAAGCAATTCTTGAAGTCTGAACCCGGTGTAAATATAGATCAGCACGGTATTCACCCAAGGTTCATCTTTTATTTTCCATAGTGCATCAATCTGTTCTTGGGTGAATGGTTCACGGGTTGTTTCAGGTATTGGTGGGGCAGTGGTTATTTGTGAGTACATTTTATCTATCAGGTCAATTTCAAATGCAAACCTGTCAAGGTGTCCGAACAAGTTCTTAATCGCCCATTGTGTAGAGTATGCACACCCGCAGTTGTCAATGCAGTCTTGCATCTGATAGGATTTCATTGACCTGTACTTCACACCGTAGTATTTGGAACAGTGCTTGAACGCTGCCCGCAAGGACTGCTGATTTGATTTTCCTAACCTTGGCAACTTGATTTCAGACCAACGCTGATAGAGTACAACCAAGGTCACCTTTTCCCGGTCAATATCCCAAGGGTTGTTGTTATATTCAGCCAATAGGATGTTCGCCTTTTCTTCTGATTCGGCATAACCTATTGGTGACTGTTTGGCGTGTCCTTCTTCATCATAGATTGTCACCTTGGCAACCCAAGGGCGTGACCTATGACCTTTTAGTTTGGTTACGCATCCGTAACCGTTTGGGTTTCTTCTTCCCATGTATATCATTCCTTCCTGATTGAAATTTCATGGAATGGATGATATAATTGTATCTGCATAGCCTATATCATCCTATTCCTTGGTATAGAGTTATTAGAACCCTGACCGCTGCAACGGTTGGGGTTCATTTTTTGTTCAGTTATAGTTCAATGTGTGACGGTGCTGCAACACCGTTGTTCTGTAAGTTCAGAAAATTGCCGTATTCCTTGGCAGTACCCCAAAAAGCAAGCATACCTTTGTCATAGTCCACAACCAAGTAATACTTTTTGACACCCTTCATTTTGGATGTGTTTTTTGCCTGACCGTGATACTTCAACATGAACTTTTCTTCTTCCATTGCTGAAAATGACTTGATTCTGTTCATTGGAAGTGTAACCGTAGTTTCCGGCTTGATTCTTCTAATCTCAAATACATCACCCTTGACTTCAATTCTGCACGGGTAATCTGTCGCAAAACCTTCAATACCTTCATAGTGCATTACTGACATTCCTGATTCTTTTTTCTTTCCAAACATAACCTTTTACCTTCCTTTCTTGGTGTGCGGTTACGGTTACGGTTGATGTTCTTATTCTTATATTTTTACTTTTTTATTTTTAATTTAGTATATATGTAAAAACTTATATAAGAAAACTTAACTGTAACCGTAACAACCGTAACTTTGCCGTAAAATCAACGCTTTAGAACCGTAACCCAAAGCGTAACCAACCGTAACTATCTGAAACTGACATGAATGATATTACCTGACTGTTGGAAAATTATGCCATTTTTTGACCGTCCCTTTTTTCCTTGACAGTATATTTTGGTAGTGCAACTGTATCACGCAATTCTTCCATGATCTTATTTTTACCAATTTCATTCAACTTGGCAAACAGTTCAACCAGTTCATACGCACCTGAACCGTAACACTTTTCAAGCAGATCACAAACCCGTTCCTTCTGTTCCAGTTCCTTCCTGTTTATTTCCATTGGTACATCATGCCCCATAAGCCAAGCAACATTGACATTCAAGGCTTGTGCCAATTTATACAGTGCATCTTGCATTGGTTCATATTTACCGTTTTTATATTGGCTGATTTGTGCCTTATCAAGTCCTGACCTTTCCGCAACATCAACCTGTCGTAATCCTCTGATGTTCATTGCTTCAATAAAGCGGTGCTGAAATGTATCAGGCATTAGTGAACACCCCTTTCTTATATATTATTGTTCACCCTCATTATAAAGCAAAGTTAAGACTTTTTCAATCAAACTTGAAAAAAAGTTAAGAAAACTTAAAAATAAGTGTTGACATATCTTTCCACTGGTGATAAGATAAAGCCAAGTTAAGAGTTCTTAACTTACAGAAACAAAGCAAGTAGGAAGGACACGGGTGAAGCGATAGGGCTACACGCAAGTGACATGGTGGTCAGGCTGCCGGATAGCAGATAGAGCGTGTGAAGAATAAACATGACCCGTCAAAGTAGTTGAAGAAAACAGGAACGGTAGGGCAAGAAAGCACAGTGTACCGCACTATTTGAAGAAAGCGGACAGGCTGAACCAATCGGCACTTTACCCCTAAAACAAGAAACCGTTAAGTGGAAGAATCAACCGCACGAGATGACACAGCACTTTGTTTCACAGGTCAGGAAGTTCCCCGACTTCCTGACTATTTCAAAAAGAACTGTTGCAGCAGTTCCGGGGAAAAGAACCAAGGAATAGGATTTCAGTTCTTTCAAAAAATTGTCTATTGTATGTTGGTCAACAGGTTTTGGCGGTTTTAATGTGAAACCCCGGCGGTTTGAACAGCACCGTTCAAAAAGTTCAATGATGTGTAACAGGTTTTCAGATTTTAATGTGAAATCTGATAAAGGAAAGACACCCCTGATTGTACTAAGGTGTGCTGGCAATAGACAACTTTTTGAAGGAACTGGAGAAGGATAAAGGCAATGATTGATTTCATAAAAGATGCGGACTGCACCAAGGAAACGCCCGTCAAATTGGGTGTTCCTGATGCACCGATATATGGCAAGGGCATAAAATTGAAACCAAGGGTTGACGGCAGAACTGATTCAGAGCATTTCAAGAAAATCTATTTGCCGGAACTTTTACCACTTGAAGAATATGATCTGATAGTTGTTTTGATTTCCGGCGGTAAGGATTCAGTTGCTTGTTACCTAAAACTTCTTGAACTTGGTGTACCAAAAGAAAGAATAGAGTTTTGGCATCACGATATTGACGGCGGGCATCCTTCAAGGCGTATGGACTGGAAATGTACCCAAAACTATGTAAAAGCACTTGCGGATGCAGAGGGTATCAAGTTAAGGGTTTCATACAGGGTGAATGGTTTCTTTGGTGAATTGTATCGGATAGGTGCATCAGAACCCATTGAATGGATTGACCCTGATACTGGTGAAGTAAAGCAGTGCAAACTTTCAAGCAATTATCTGAAATGCAAAGAACTGAAAGAACAGGCAACAGAGGAAATGGAAGAACTTCTGAAAAAGTACGGTTATAGAATGAAGTTCCCCGCAAAAACTGGTGATCTGTCACGGCGTTGGTGTTCTGCATATCTAAAAATATGTGTTGCAGATACGGTTGTCAGTAATCTTGACCGCCTTGGTGAACTTGAAGAACTGGGCGGTAAAAGACATAAATTTCCCGCAAAAGGTGGTACACATTCAGGGCGTTGGTGTAGTGGTAACTTAAAAGCAGCGGTTCAGGACAGTGTGACAGCAAATCTTGAAGAAACCAAACGTGACAAGAAAATCTTGATTGTTTCAGGTGAACGCCGTGGTGAATCTGCCGGACGATCAAAGTACAATGAAATGGAAATACACCGCACCAATGCAGAAGCCAAGGCACACAGAATCGTTCATCAATGGCGGTGCTGCATTGATTATTCTGAAAAGGATGTGTGGGAACTGCTGAAACGGCATCATATAAATCCACACCCATGTTACAGGATAGGTTGGAACAGATGCAGTTGTATGATGTGTATATTTTCAACACCCCGGTTATTTGCCGGAGTAAAAGAACTTTTCCCTGATGATTATGCTGCACTAAGGCATGATGAAGAAGTTCTTGGGTTCACACTGGATAACAAAAAGAATCTTGATGAATTTATCGGTGATACACAGTCTTGCGTGTGTTGGAAGGATAAAGCAGCAATACATTCAATACTTACTGGTGAGTTCAACACAGATGACATATACACAAATGATTGGAATTATCCTGTTGGTGCATTTCATGGTGCTGACGGTGGTTCATGTTAGAAGGAAGGTGGTTATGTGAAGAAGATAGTTGCAGCATGGATTGAGCAGATTCTTGAATTTCCAACCAAACTTGAATACCTTGCGTACATAGAAAGCCTGAAAAAAGGCAAACCGCAGAAGTTCAAGGAAACATCATTTGAACAGTTGGAATCAGGGGTTGTTAGAATAACGATCAGGAAACAGTATAACAACAATGCGTTTCCTGATGATGAAAAGGAAGGTGAAGAAAGTGTTTGATTATTCAAAGTTAAGAGGAAAAATCAAGGAAGTGTTTGGAACACAGGCAAAGTTTGCTAAAGCAATGGGGATGTCAACCGTGACATTATCTGCAAAATTGAACGGAACAGTTCAGTTCACTGCACCTGAAATGAACAAGGCGTGTGAAGTCCTTGGTGTTTCAGTGGAATTTATTCCACTATATTTTTTTACTGAAAAAGTTAAGACTTCTTAACTCAAAGAAAGGATAGGTGATAAATTATGAAATTCAGCGAAAAGTTGAAACAGGCTATGCAGCAGTTAGGAATCAATCAGGCACAGGTTGTTGGATTGACCGGGAAAAGTAAGGGGTCAATCAGTATGTACCTGAATGATAAGACCACACCGTCAGAACAGGTTCAAAGTGATATTGCAGTATCACTTGGACTTAACCCTGATTATTTTGAACAGGAAGAAACCCCGGTGACATTCAAACCTTCCAAGTGTGAAGATGGCATCCCAACCTTGACGGTACATGAAGTTGCTAAGTTGATGCACAAGCACACCAACACAATAGCACTTGGGTTACAACAGGGCGTTTTTCCTTGGGGGTATGCGATTCATACCAGTGAACACCGTTGGTCATATTTCATCAATGCAAAGCGTTTTGCAGAAATTGAAGGGGTGATCTGATGCCAAAGATTGAGTATAAAAGCATTAAGTTTCAGCAGAAAAGTCTTGAACTGATAAAACTTGTGAATCAGGTGGTTGAAGAATATCAGGCACAGGGATATGAACTGACACTTAGACAGGCATATTATCAGTTAGTTGCCCGTGGGTACATCCCAAACAATGAACGCAGTTATAAGAACATAGGCAGTCTTATCAATGACGGCAGACTTGCCGGACTGATCGACTGGTACAGCATCACAGACAGAACCCGCAACCTTAGAAGCAATGGTCACTGGGACAATCCGGCAGATGTGATTGGTTCAGCAAGATATTCTTATATGCTTGATAAGTGGCAAGGTCAACCGAACTACGTTGAAGTATGGGTTGAAAAGGATGCCTTGGTTGATATTGTCGGACAGGCTTGCAGACCACTTGACACACCTTATTTTTCATGTAGGGGTTACACATCACAGTCAGAAATGTGGAGTGCAGCACAACGGTTTATTCGACAGGGTGACCGGGAAAACCGTTTCATCATTCATTTAGGTGACCATGACCCAAGCGGTATTGATATGACAAGGGACATTCAGGAAAGGCTTTCAATGTTCGGTGCAGATGTTTATGTAAAGCGTGTTGCACTGACAATGAATCAGATTAGTACATATAACCCACCGCCGAACCCGGCAAAGATTACAGATTCCCGTTGTGGAAAGTACATTGCTGAATATGGTGATGAATCATGGGAATTGGATGCACTTGAACCACAGGTCATCACTGATCTGATAAATAATGAGGTCACGGCACTAAGAAATGATGAAATTTATCATGCAGTATGTGACCTTGAAGAAAAAGGAAAAGATGAACTTAGAATGATAGAACGCAACTATGACAAGGCTGTTGCATTTTTAGAAAGTGAGGAATAAGAAAATGGAAAATAATACCGTTCAGAATGTAGTGCATGGGTTCAAAGTGTTCAGACCTGATTGGACTTGTGACCCGACAGGTTACAACCCTAAACAGTACACTTGTCCCGGAAAATTTGAGGAAGAAGGGGAACTTGATGTTTGCGGTCATGGTATGCACTTCTGTCAGACTGCTGCTGACTGCTTCAATTATTACAGTTTCAATAGTGAAAACAAGGTTGCAGAAGTCATTGCCTATGGTGAGGTAAGAACAGAAGGTGACAAGTCTTGCACTGATAAACTGGAAATCGTGCGTGAAATCCCGTGGGATGAAGTCTTGCGGATCGTCAACCTTGGAAAGAATTGCACGGGTCGCTGGAACACCGGGGACTGCAACACCGGGAACAGGAACACCGGGAACAGGAACACCGGGGACTGGAACACCGGGGACT